CGTGAATGAAGTCCGTGGCCTTGTAGCCGCGGGTGTCCGAGAGCAGCGCGGTCTGGAAGAGCTCCTGGCGGGCGAACGACAGGTCGTCCCCGTCGGTGTAGGGGATCAGCCCCGACTCCTTGTACTGGACGGTCCACTTGAAGTCGGTGCCCGACGAGTTCGTCTTGAGCCGCCCGCCGCTCTGAAGCATCTTCAGGATCGGGTGCTGCTCGATCGTCTCGTCCGCCAGGTTCTCCGACCAGTTCTCGCGGGTCGTCTGGAGGATCCGCAACGGGGTCATGAGGCTCGCTTTCTGCGAGCCTCACGGGGCCCGCTACGTGTTTCGCTTCAACCGACCGGGCGGAAGCCCAGCCTTCTCGTACTTCTCGTTGATCTGGAAGATCTTCACGGCGTTCGTCCCGGCCGCGTCCAGCTCCTTCTGGCGCTGACCGACCAGGTCCACCACCCGACCCTTCCCCTTGCCCGACTGCTGCGCCCTCGCGCTCGCCTTCGTCGCCTCGATCTGGCGCTCCTTCGCGGCCACTCGCTGACCGGTGCCCTCGAGCTCCGCGAGCCGGCGCTTCATGGCGACGATCTCGGCCGCCTTGTCGGCGCCGAGCCCCGAGCGCACGAGCCCGTCGAACTCCTGGCGCTCGGTCGGGGCCGCGATCTTGTGCTTCGCGAGGAACTCCTCGCCGGCCTTGCCGAGCACGAGCGCCTCGAGCCGGCGGAAGCGGTCGGCGAAGACCGACTTCTCCATGAGGTCGGCGGCGCGCTGCTCGGCGAGCTCGCCAATGAACCCGAACGGGTCCGTGCGGAGCTTGCCGTGGGCCTTGTCGAGCGCCATGAGGCGCTCGGCGACCTTCGAGCCGGTGTCACCGGGCGCGCTCGCGAGCACCTGCTGCCGCTGCTCGACCGGCGTGTTGAGCAGGTGCGCGGTCCACTCGCGGACGACCGGCGAGTCGTCGTGCGGCAGCGAGCCGAAGCTCGCCGCCGGCTTGGGCGCGGGTGGCGGGGGCGCGACGGGCGGCGCGGCCGGCTGCTGGGCAGCGGGCGGCGGCGCGAACGTCGGCTGGGCGGGAGGCGGCGGCGCGTCGACCGGCGGCTCCTCGGGGGTGGGGTCAGGCGAGTTGTCTTCGATCGAAGGCGTGGGCGTCTGCCCGTCGAGGTCGTTCTCGTCCCCGAACTCCGTCTCGTCGATCTCAGCTTCCCACCCGTAGCCGACCGTCGGTTCCGGCTCGGCTCCCGTGGGAGCCTCGCCCTCCGACACCTGCTTCGAGTCGTCGCTGCTCGGAACGCTACTAGCTTCCCCGCCCATTGTCAAGCTCCCCTCATCTGCTGCATGGTCTTCTCCCAGGCCGACGGCCCGGGGTTCGTCTTCGTCACGCCGCCCGTGCTCGGCACGGAGGGCAGGTCCTTTGCGAACTGCACGGTCTTCCCGGCGCGCTTCGCGGCCTCGATCTTCTTCGCCAGGTCGATCGACCCCGTGACGTGACCGAGCCCCGGGTGGTAGCCCTCGACGACCGTGTCGTGGCCGCGGACGTGGCGCCCGGCGCCGCGCTGGCAGTGGCCGAAGCGGGCGTCGACGAACGACAGGTCGGTGGCGCCGCAGTCGGGGCAGCGGTCGAGGAGGTTCACGACGCCGCCTCGAGCGCCGCGATCTCGGCGAGCGCGCGCTCGAACGGCTCCACCCGCGCTGCGCGGACGCACGCGAGGCAGTCGTAGCCGGGGAGCGCGACGGGGCCGACGACCAGCCGGTTGCACTTCTCGCAGAAGGAGAACTCGCCGTGACGCAGCTTCACGACCCCACCTCGAGCAGGAGGACGACGAAGTCGGCCTCGATCGCCAGGTCCTCGGCGACGAACCGACCGTCGGCGTCCTCACGCCAGTCGAGCGTGAGGGGCCGGTGGCCCTCGATCGCGCGCTGGGTGTCGGCGAACGCCTGGGCCGCGACGCTCGCCCCGATCCGGTCGGAGAAGGCCGACACCGCCTCGGTGATCGGGAGCGCCGGGTGGTCGACGAAGAGGACGTGGACGGGCGCGCGGCGGGTCACGCGGGCGGCCCTCCCTGCGGCGCACCGCCGGGCGGCGGCATGGGCGGCGGGGGCGGCGGCTGGAGGAACACCCGCATCTTCGGCGGGAAGCTCTGCGACTCGTAGACCGCCGCGAGCACCTCGTTGTAGTTGTCGACGTTGCCCATTTGCAGCGCCGGCTGGCCGACGCTCGCCATGAGCGTGTTGGCCTGGTCGATCTTCTTGTTCGCGTCCGGCCGCTTCGTCGAGCCCGACTCGATACGGAAGGAGATCTCGCGCGCGAGGTCGGACGGGCCGAGGTAGGCCGTGTCGACCCACACGTCGTCGACCGTCACGCGACCGACGTCGACGGCGTAGGAGCCGTCCTGGTTGCGCTCGAGGTAGACCTCCTGGCCGGTGCGCGCGAAGTACGACTGCTGGAGGCTGGGCAGGGCGGCCAGGAGCTCGGCGAGGACCGCCTCGGCCTCCTCGCGCGTCTGGAAGTACTGCGCCGCGCCCGGCGCGATCCCCTGGAGGCAGGGCTCCTCCTTCGCCGGGTCGACGTCCGAGCCCGGCGCGTAGAGGCGCTTCGGGAGGACGACGCCGCCGAACGTCCGAAGCCGGATCCGGTAGCCCAGCTCGAGGTCGACGTTCGCGTCCAGGTACTTCGAGACCTCCTTCGCCGACATTTCGAGCCGCCACAGGAGGCCCTCGTTGCGGGCGAGGCGCGTCGACCAGTCCTCGACGCGCTCCGAGAGGTCCTGCAGACGCGACCGAGCGTTGCGGTCCTGAATGTCGGCCTCGGTCGCCGAGCGGATCTGCTGCTCGGACGACTGGCCCTTCAGGATCGGCAGGAGGCCCGTGACCTCGCCGATCTGGTTCAGGTGGAAGTTGATCTGCTCGCGGATCTCGGGCGAGATCTGCCCGCCCTCCCAGCGCTGCACGAGCTGGCCGAGCGGAAGCCCGTCCCGAGCCTCGATCTTCACGACCTCGGAGAGGCCGCCGTTCACGATCCGCTCGGCGTCCTCGTTCTCGAACGACGTCGCGATCCCGTAGATCTCGCGCGCGTGCTGCTTCGCCTTCTCGAGCGCGATCGACGTGAGGAGGTTCACGGCGCGGAGGCTGGGCAGCGCGGCCTTGATCAGCGACACCGGCCAGAGCGTGTTCTTCGTCGGCGTGAGGTCGAGCCCCGTCAGCGGCCAGACGCCGTCGACGTAGAGCGGCGTCTCCCACCGACCGACGTGGAGCGGCGTGTCGTAGCCCGGGACGAAGACGATCTTGCGGTAGTCGAAGGCGTCGTCGCCCCCGAGCTCCTCGTCGACGTCGGCGCCGCGCCAGCCGACGCCCATGCGCGAGTAGACCTCGTAGAAGGTCACGAGCTCGTCGGCGCCCGACTCGTCCTCGTCGCCCGACGGCGGCGGGGCGGCCGACGAGTCGCCCTCGGTGCCGTCGGGGAGCGGGTCGGCCTCGAGTTCCTCGGGGAGATCCTTGATCGCGGCCGACTTGCTGAACTCCTTCTCGAGCTTCCAGCGCGGCTCGCGGCGCCGGAGCGCGATCCAGTAGGCGTCGGTGACGCGCTTCGCGTCCGGGTCGATCACGACGTCGTCGACCGACACGAACCAGGAGGTGATCAGGCCCGTCGTCGCGTCGTAGCCGGTGTAGGCGAACGACCGCCCGTCGGTGAGCGCCTCGTCGACCGCCATGCGCGACTCGTCGGCGAGGCCCGTCTCGTTGGGCGTGTAGTTCAGCCCGGCCCCGAGCACCGCGCCCAGGGCGCTCAGGATCGAGTCCTTCGTCCGCGACGTCACGGTGCGCGTCGGGTTGCGCTGGTAGAGGTTCGGCCCGAGCCACGAGCGCACCTGGAAGGGGAGATTGACCGTGACGCACGCCATGTGCTCCACGTTCATGACGGCCGCGAGCGCGTCCGACTTGAACCACGGGTCGGGCTCGCCCGTGAAGAGGCCGTCGATCTCGCGCGCGGCCTTCGTGAAGTCGGCCTTGGCGTCGTAGCCGCGACGGATCCGGTCGCTCCAGACCTCGACGAGCGCGGCGTCGCGATCGCTCTTGCGGGGGTTCTTGGCGCTCACGCGCGCACGAGCGTCTGCGGCCGACGCAGCTTCGAGTCGAGCGTCTCGACGAACGAGAGGACGTCGAGGAAGTCGGCGTCGCCCTCGCGCGCCCGACCGCACTCGGCGTCGACCTTCGCCTCCTCGCGGATCCGCGCCGCGACCTTCCTGTCGATCGACGTGAAGATCGGGTAGTCGGGGCCGACCCCGCAGCCGGCGAAGCCGTGCGACTTCTCCTCGCGCTCGGGCCCGCCCCGACGCGCGTCGACGCTCGAGCAGCGGCAGCAGGCGGCGCGGTGCTTGAAGACGCGCCCCGAGTGGTAGCAGTGCGTCGTGCAGGCTGCGGAAGCCATGGTGTCCTCCCCGATCCCGGAGCCTAACCGACCCGCGCGCAGAGGTCTACAGGGCGCAGCGCGGCCCCGGGCCGGCTCGCTCGCGCAGGCGCTGCTTCGCGCGCTTCTGCTCGCGCTTCCAGGCGAGGAAGCCCCGATCCGTCGTCTCGAAGTCGGGGACGGCCTCGGCGTCCTTCTTCCGGCGGCCGGCGTCGTCGCGCCACCCGCAGACGTAGACGGCGATCGCGAGCGCCATGACCCGATCGTCGTGGAACGCCTTCGGCGCGCAGAACGTCTCGCGCTTCTCCGACCAGACGAACGTCCGCAGCTCCTCGAGCAGCTTCTCGTCGTAGACGGTGAAGTCGCCCGAGCGCAGCGTCGCCGACAGGACGTCGAGGATCACCGGCCTCGTGCGCTTGTTCGTGTTGAAGCCGGGGCGCGGCGGGCGGCCCCGAAGCTGGTCGGGGTCGCGGTGCCAGTAGACCTTCGGGTAGCCCGACTTCTGGATCGCGACGACGACGCTCGGCGAGAAGTTGTTCTCGACGGCGATCGTCGCGTTCCAGTAGTAGCGCCCGAGCCGCTCGAGCAGGCTCGAGAAGGCGTCGGGCTCGAGCTTCGTGCAGACCGCCGCGACCATTTCGCGCGTGTCGCGGTCGATCACGTAGGCGGCCTGGCCGTCGCCCGTCGCGAGCCCCTCCGAGCAGTCGGCCCCGATCACGTAGGCGTGGCCGCTCTGCGGCTCGTGCCAGCGCAGGATCGCGTTCGGGAGCGAGCTCGGCACCCAGCCGCCGTCGCGGAGCTCGCCGCGCTGCGGCTGGCGCACCGTCCGCGACAGCCGCTCGAGGTGCTTCTCCGAGTCGTCGCCGAGGAACGAGTACTCGTTCGCCGCCCAGCACTCCTCGAGCGTGGACGGGTAGTAGCGCCGGAAGAGGTCGAGCCCCTTGACCGTGTCGCCGCTCCCGAGCTTCTCGATCACCGACCGACGCCAGATCAACTGGTCGTCCGTCAGCTCGTGGCGGAAGACGCACCATTCGTCGCCGGGCTTGACGATCCGCTGGCCCAGGAACTCGCGCGCGAGGACCTCGCCCGTCTCGGGCACGAACGACTCGGTGAGGTGCCACGTCGGCCGGGACGCCCGGTAGGCGCCCCACGACATGGTGTACTTCTCGTCGAAGAACCACGGAATGAAGACGACGGGGAACTCGAAGTGGTTCGAGCGCGACCGACTCACGAGCCCGTGGAAGAACGGGTCGCGCCCCTTCGCCGTCGACTCGAGGACGACGAAGGCGTTCTCGTCCTGGGCGATCGCGCCCCAGGCCGACGACCACAGCGCGTTCGGGTCCATGCCGAGGTCGGCCCAGTTCGCCACCTCCGACCCGTGGAAGGCGTTCAGCGTGACGCCCTTCAGCGCGGCGTCCCCGAGCTTGGCCGACACGACCTGGTTGCGGCTTCCGCCGCTCCACTCGAGCCGGCCCTGCTGGCTCGACTCGATCGGGAGGCGCCAGGTCTTCGGCAGCTTGCGCTCGAACAGGCGCGTCATGCTGAAGATCGACTTGGCCGAGTCCTCGATGTGCGCCACCGTCGCGCAGCGGTAGGGCTTCCCGTTCTTCTCGTTCACGAGGCAGAGCACGAAGAGGAACGCCTGGACGAACGTCGAGACGCCGAGCTGGCGCGCCTTCGGCACGAGCGCGTAGACCGGGAGGCCCCGACTCCACCGCTCGGCGACGAAGTCGAGCAGGAGCGCCTGGGCCCGGTTCACGCGGAAGTGCTCGAGCGGCCCCTTCTTCGGGGCGAGCACGAGCAGCTCCTCGGCCATGTTCGCGATCAGGCACGCGCGGACGACGCCGGGGTGCGCGAGGGCGCCCTGGATCGCGCGCCACGGGCCGCTCGCGGTGCCGTTCTTCGGTGCGCGCTCGACGTGCTTGAGCTGCACGCGCTACGCGAACGCGGCGGCGGCCGCGTCCGACGCCGGGCTCGCCGACTCGCCGTCGGCGGGGTCCGCACGAAGCGGGGCGCGCACGCGCGCGAGGAAGTGCGCGTGGAGCCGGAGGAGCTCGGGCGTGTCCTTCGCCGCGACCGCGGCGGCGACCGCTTCCTCGAGCGCACGCTCGAGCTCGGCGAGCCGCTCCTCGGCCGCGCGGTCCCGCTTGGGGGCGCGCTTCGCCTTCGGGCGCTCGTCGCGCATGATCCCCTTCGTGCCGGCCATGGGCTGGGCGGTGCGGCCGACTACAGCGCGGTGAGGGCCGAGTTCAGCGTCGAGATCGCCGTCGCGGCCGTCACGGCCGTCGCCGGGTTCGACCCGACGAAGTTGACGAACGTGTCGACGACGTTCGCGGCGCCGAGGTCCGTGGTGCCGGCCGTGAACGTGGCCGCGGCCGACGTCGCGATGTGGACGAAGCCGATCGGGCAGGTGCCGGCGGTGGGGGCGGGGATCGACGCCTGGCTGGCCGTCGCGACCGCGGTGCCCTTGACCGTCGACAGCGTCCCGGCCGAGTCGATACAGATCAGGTAGATGCAGTTCGTGTCGGTGGCCTGGATCGCCGCCGCCGTGAAGGCGATGTTGTCCGTGACGCCCTTCGTGTAGCGCACGCCGTCGATCGCGTAGGTGATCGCCGTGGCGATCTGGAACGTGGCCGCGCCCGTGCCCTCCGCGAGGCCGGCGGTGCTGAAGCAGACGGTGCGGAGCGACAGGTTCAGCGCCGTGAGCGCCGTCGTGATCGCGGTGCCGTAGGTGTTCAGCGTGTCGGCGAGGCCGGCGGGGTTCGCGTCGTTGATCGCGCGACCCTTGCGCGTGGTGGGCATGGGAACCTCCGCGCTCGAGGGCGCGCGGGAAGCCTACCAACGCGAA